CTTTCAAATGCAGGACTCTTTTGTACTTCTTGCTGTGTTACTAAATTAAAAGCATCGATTGCAAAGTCTTCAATACCAGCACCTGGAGATAACTGTAGTTCAGTTAGATTTCTGGGTAAGAAGGATGCGCCATCAAGTGCCTCTCGCCTTCTTTGTTCTAACTCTTTATCAATTGCTATTCTAGGATCAACTGGTACTTCTGGTTCTGGTTGTACTGGAGCCGTAGCTTCAGGTGCCGCGATTTGTGGTTCCGGTTCCGGTACAGTTGACTCTTGGTCATATTGTGCAAGTTCTGATTCAAGTCTGAGTCTTTCTTCATCACTTAATTCTGGAAGCGTACTTCCTGTCAACTGTTCATCATAGTCATTCACTTAGTTCACTCCAAACTGTTTCTGTGCTTGTTGGTAGTATTCCCACAGAGCTAATGCACTCTTTGCTGTTTGACCTGAGTAATAGGATTGTCCATTTCTTGTTGGAAGCGATGCCCATTCAGGTGCTAGTGGGATCAAGAAATTGTTATTAAAATCTTCAAAACTTGTGTACACTTTATCTGGATGTACACCTCTTAATAGTAGTAATTCACGTCCAGCCATTTCTTGTGATTCTGGTCCGAAATCTTGTAGACCTAATTTTTCGGAAACACCGCTCCATGTTGCTGGCATGAATTGATAACCACCTGCTGCTGCAGAGTTCAATCCACCGGCTGACATAACTTCATCAGGATGTCTTGAATAGTCATCAAAAGTTTCACCACCAAATTTCACGTCGTACACGTTGCCTAAGTTAGACGTTCCTTCTGCAAACTTCAGCACGGCTCCCGCTGCTGACCATGCAGGTGTTTGCACTCCTGCTGGCATAGGAATTGCAAATTGTCCTCTAAGTGTTGTTGTTGGAGATACACCATTTACTGCTCTATCTGTACGCTGAGGAACTCCGTAATTCCTTCTAAGTAAAGGCATTCTTTCTGGTTTGATACTCTTCATCAAACTTTGATATGTTGACGCATCAAATTCAGCTTGATCTACATTAGGAAATGCTGGTGCTAAAAATTGTTGATATTCAAATGGTGTCATTTGCATTACTGCAGCAGCTTCTCTAAATATAGCTGGGATTTCTTTTGATGAAGCCATTGCCTCAGTCACTTCTATCATTAATTCTTCACCTATCAGTTTTACGTGTTGTTTAGCGGGTGCGAGGTCTAACCTTAGCTGCTTTATTTTCTTCCCAAAATCATTAATTTCTTCATCTGTTTCCTTTCCTAATTTTGCATCAGACCTTATTCGAGCAAAACCGCCGAATGTATTATCTGCAACGCCTAAATAATCCGCAATTTCCTGACGAGTTTGTGTTTTAGCAATAAGGTGTGCCTCGTTGCCTTCAGCACCTTTGTTGATGTTTTCAAAGTATTTTGCGTTGTACACTCCTTTCCAATGAGCAATTTCATTATCTAATCCATCCTTGCTCATAAAAATTGAATGAGCTTCTACAAATTCATTTGTTCTAATCTGAGCCTCAATATCTTTACCCGCAGCTTTAAAATTAGGGTTTTTTCTTGCTGCATCGTTTCTCCTTGCAAGTTGTAGAAGACTAGGCATACCATTTGTCTCTGTACTGAGAGCACCTATACCGACTCTGCTGTCTAATAGTTCTTGTTCTCCAGCCCCTTCTACTACTCGATCAGCTAGTTTAGGTAATATTGTTTCGATTGACTGAGCAGACCTTGTATATTCTTTAGCTGTTTCCAATGCAGGGGATGTATAGCTAGGTCCATAGATCTTTTTACCTTCCTCATATTGTTGTTCGATAAAGTCCTGAGTAATATCTTGATTAGAATTAATTCTTTGATTGACAACATCTTGATCAAGACTATTTAATTCTCTTAGTTGGGTTGCTTTTTCAGTAGTGTATTTCCTGTTTTCTGCTGCATCGATTCCGTTTAAGTAAACCATTGCTTTGGCTACTTCATCTGTGCCGCCATAGTCATCTTTAAGACTAACCATCGCCCCATCAGAGCGTGGAAATTTTGCAGTAAGAATACTTTCTAAATTGACTTTCGACATTGAGCCACTTTTATGGTTATTCGTCGCCCAATCAAGTAACTCCTGTCTCATTTCTTGTCTGTTAGTTGCATTCGACACTAGGTTAAGTACACCTAAAGCCTGATCAGTGGCAAATGTAGTATTGAACGAGTTATTCCTAGCTGCTTGTATTTGTATTTCTCTTTCATCTGCTCTGATACCTTGTAGTGGTGTAAGCAATCTTGCCTCAGCAGCCCTTACTTTTGGGTTGACTACTGTACCCATCATCTCAGCACTGACTGGTCTGTCACCGATTGTCAGGTTTGCAATCCAATCTTGTGTGTAAGCTCTTAACGCACTGATTTGTTCGTCAGCAGTTTTGCCAGCATTGTCTGATACAATAGCTTGTGCGCCTATTTGATAGTTAGGAATACTATTAATGAGTAATGCCTTGTTATCTACCCAAGCTTTGTCTCCCCTTGTAAGGTACTGATGTTTATAAAGAGCATCAATTCTTTCTTCACTCCAACCTGCTTCTGCTAAAGAGCCTACATACTCTGTTGCTTTGAATGCCGATAGGTTTAGGTTTTCACTTAGACCTAATACATTCTTCAGTGTGACATGAGATAGACCATGTTCGTATGCAGCAGCACTTGCAGCTTTCCTTCTGTTCTCAGCGTTAGTTTTTTGACCCACGGCAAATGCCTCAGCAAGCTGTGGGACAAGAGCAGCTAGTTGATTCTCTTGTTGAGTAGGTCTACGTGCCTGAGCTTCAGCCGCCTCAATTTGTAATTGAAAGTCCCGTTTCTGGACTTCCATTAAATTTTCACGGTTTTCAGTTTCTAGCTTGAAATTTATTTCACGTGATTCTTCCTCACGTCCTTGTGCAAATTTCTGTGCTCGAAGATAAAGATCCTCTTGTTCCTTTTCAAAGGCGCGAGCCCTCTCCATTCCACGGATCTTCTTTTCTGCTGCTTCTAGGATCTTTCCAGAGTTATCCCTGGCTTGCATTTGAAAGGCACCAAAGCTACCCTCTGATGCCATTGATTTGTATTTAGACATTTATTTAAAATGGCATACTTAAGTTTGATAAATTCGATACATTTGCCGATGTATATGAATCGGTTGATGCGAAACTATTCGTTGCATTGTACCCACCACCGCTGCTTGCAATTGCTGAATTAGCGAATGTTTGAATACCTTGTACTAATTGTGGTACCCATGAACTTGCACTAGATCCTTGTGATACTCCAGCACCTGTCTTCGCATCAATTCTCTTAGGCTTAGGTCCTGCCTTATATTGATACACTTCCTGATATTTTGGTCTTGGTAATGCAATTGGTTCAGGTAGAGGCGGATTAATTTCCGGCTTCATTCGGATAGAAGCAAATGCTTGCCTATTTGCATTTAGCGTATTCAATCCAATCTGGTTTCTTACTGAGACATCTCTTGCATTTATATTATCCCTTGTTGCCATTAGCATTGTTTGGTCAAGTATTAATTGATTAGACATACTTTCCATCTTGTTATTAATACTTGCTAAATCAAGATCAATATCAGTAAGTCCGAACATCAGTTCATCAGCAATAGCTGCTTGATTAGCACCTGCTTCAGCAATAGCTGCTTGCATTGCTTTTGCGCTGGACCTACCAGATCCAACATTCCTAGCAGTACCGGCAGACTTCATACCTTCTAGTCGCTGTGCTTGAGCATCCCTTTGAGCTGCTCCTGTCAACCTAGCTTCTTTTAGATTTGTCCTGTCTCTGTTTTCAGCTAATCCTGTAGCCTGAACATTATAATCAAGTAGTGTTTGTTGCTCATCAAACATCAAAGATATCAGTTGCTCGCTATGTGCACGGTCTTGTTGCATACCTGCAAAATTAGCTGCCATTTGATTGAAGCCAATCTGTTCCGTTGCAGCATCTACTGAAGCTTCATAAGCACGTCTTTCTTGATCAAATTGGAATTGTCGAATTGACATTCCATGATCATAATTATTCTGACTTACTAATTCTTGAAATAATAAATTATCTTCGTCATTTCTCTTCCTAATACTAAGAGACTGTTCCTCATGTTTTTGTTTGCGTAAACCTTCTTTGTTATTAAATCTATAGATATTTAAATTTCGTTGATGCTTCTTGTCATATAATTCTGACGCCGCGCCGTCATCGCCGCCACCGCCAAAGAGTCCTGAGACAAAACCGCCGACAGCCCCAATAGCAACACCGTGGGGTGTGCCTGATGCCGCTCCCGTAAGAGCGCCAGAGCCAGCTCCTATAAGTCCTTCTTTTACACCCATTCTCAGACCCTCTTATAGAAACGTGGTGTGTAGTTTCCTTCCCACATCATTGCGTTCACAGCAACAGGAAAGGGTGTGTTGTTAAACATCCTCAATTTGAAATTCTCCGTTCGTTGATGAATTGGTACTGTGAATACAGTTTCATTGTCTAGTGGTACATCATTTGCTAGATACGTATTAGCTTCAATTACAGGAGCAGTAGAGAACCACTCATCAATAGCAAATACAATCTCTGCATTAGCTGCAGGTGCACTGCTAAATACAATGGTGGTGTCGTTCGTAAAACTGAATGCTGTAGTTGCACCACCATTGACAAATACTTTTACATCACTACGATCCTCAAAATTAAGATCTCGTTTGTTATATGTATAAGTTGTTGTTGAACCGTCGCCTGTAAATGTCAGCCTGTATGGTTGCCGCCCCGCTTGCTTTACTTTGAAGTTCATAGAACCAGATAGTCCTACAGAAAATTTCATCCTTGCAATTGTAAGGTTGGCAGTAAAATCTGTTATAGGTTTATCCTGTCTAAAGTATGTGGTTGGTAGATGTACATCAAAGTTGTATTTAAATCCTACTACAACATCTGAGGCTACACTTGTCAGGTTTTTGTTAGGTACAATAAAATAAGCTCCTGTACCATCACTAGCCCTTTCAGGTGTAACAGTAAAGCCAGATTCGACAAAGGTGCCGGTGCTAGTATTGCCTTTAATAATAAGTACAGGTGCTAAATTACTTGCATCGTTATATGGTAAGTAGCATTTTGATAGATTATTTGTAGAGTCATAGACAACACTTGATGCAGTAGCATATAGGTCTACCGATGGGTTAACTTTTTGCCCCGCATTGTTTACAATAATTGCTTGTTCAGGACTCTGACTTAATGCTGCAACACTTAATGTATGTTGATTTCCCTGTTTAGTCACAGCGTACATATTGTCTGCATCGATAGCCGTAAATTGAGTTGTACCTGGCAACTGCCAACTAACCCAAGCTTCCATCAAATTCTGCTCACCATCAAAGTAGTACCTAAATATGTACACAACATTCGATGATTGGTTACTCAAAGCAATCATTGCATTTTGAGGACTAGAGATCATATGTTCAATGTCAGGTGAGATCCATTCTTTTACAACTCTTGAAAGATCCAAGACCTGTGGGTTCTCTTGCTGACCCCTAGTTACCATGCTAAATACTCTTGAGTACCCTGGAGTCTTAGTTATGAAATTAATATGTGATCCTACATCCACAGGTTCAATATCTCTATTAACTTCGTAATTAGATAAAGATCTAATTGTAGCTAATGATGGAGTCAGCACTCCGTTATCTGAAAATAAAACAAATTGTTCTTTTTCAGAAAATAGTATGATGCCCTGTGCTGTTGGTAGAACGCTATGCAATGCAGTAGGTCTAATTGATGCACAGCTAATGTCTATCGGATCTGAATCAATGATTGTCTGTGCTGTCTTAAAATAGAAATTATAAAAATCATTTGACTGACTCATCGATACATTATCTTTAGACAGAAAACCTAACCTATTGTTATGGAAGAAACCTGCCGTAATTTTTTGTCCAACAAAACTAGGGTGACTGTTAGTTAATTCATCTCCAGCTATTCTAGCCGAGTAGTTAACTTGTTTGAATGTGAATGCATTAGTACCTGTGTTGACAAGTTCGTGAGGCATTGTCTCATCCTTTAGTCCTGTAGAGACGTTTGGTGCAACTGTTTCTTTCCAGTATCCACGCCCATCGTTTGTATTCTCACGTACGTATTTCACATAGTAATCATCTAATGCTGAATCTGAATTGATGATTTTTAAAACATGACCATCATATGATTCAATCGGTAAATTATAAATACTAGAAATCTCATCCTGAACTGCGATTAGATCACTGTTCCTTAATCCTCCCCTAGCATCTAATGTGAAACTTGTTGGTGTACCACTGACAACTCTTGTAATGTCAAGGCTATTCTGTCCGCTTTTCGAGACTGTCCAAGTACCGTTAAAGTCTGCATTGCTTGCCGACTGTTCAGCAGTGATTAAGGCATTGACTGCATCTTTAATGTTGTGCCCTGTTTTTTCTGTCAGTACATCATCGAACCCAAAGTCCGTACTATGTGCTGCTACTACTACAGTGACTCCTTGTATAGTTATAAGGTAATCAGCTAAAGCTGCTGTTGCAGATAGCACCAAACTTCCCTTTACATTAGGTGTGAAATTAGGTGCTGCTTTTGCTTCTACAGTCCTTGAATTGTTAATAACAATTGTAGTATCTTGAACGGTCAGTACTTTGTAGTTTGTTTTTGTGCCAGTCAGGTATAGCTGAGCATCTGTTCCATATGTTACCGAGCAATTATGTCCGGTAATAGCATTCCAAATAAAAATGCCGCCGCCCTGTATGCAACCTACATACTCTTCATCATCATCTCTATGAATATAAAACCACTTTGCATTGTCGAAAGTGTTGCCTGTTCCTAGGTTAACAATATGTTTAAAGCCTGGTCTTTTTGTAAGTCCGTAGGTGGCATCAGGAAAGCCGTTGTAGCACTCACGGACCTGACCGGGGAGCATTTTGTCGTCTGATTGTTTTGAGACTCCACCAAGATAGTTAGAGATCCGTTGAGTTACTGCTGACATTTATCGAAGAAGTGCGTTGTATGGTTTGTAGCTTCTGTATGTATTTGTATCTCCAGGATGACCAAAGAATGTATAGTCACCTTGATTACATTCATACTCCATAGCCATTGCTCTGTTAAATGCTTCTTTCTGTTGGAGCATCTGGTATTGATTACTATCACCAACAATCCTGCTGCTTACTGTTGCAGCAGCTCTGCTTACAATAAAGTCAGCAATAGGTGTTGGAATATCTACCCAGTCAAATAGCCATGTGATGTCACATTCTATTTGTTTTGTAAATGTGAAAGTGTGGTGTGCTTTGTCGTATAATTTACCGCTTCGTCTTACAACATCTAGTTCTATATTAGATGCATTTTGAGTTGGATCAATTTGTAGGATGTTGTTTGGAATTAGTATTTCGTTGTTTGTGTCAGGAGTCATTGGATAGTGACCCTCTTTATTGAATGTCCATCCCTCAGCCTGTACTTCCCGAGAGACTTCTAACAAAGTCTGGTAAGCAATCGCAACGTCCGGGTTGGTTTGATCAAGGGTAGTCACAGGCGCTTGACCACATGACTGCAGGATTGTATTTACAGCAGGTAGCTCTTGTTGAGCATTAGTGGTAGGAAAAGCCATATAAGTAAAAAAAAGGGACCCCGAAGGATCCCTGTAAAGTGTATAAAAATTAGAATGTAGAAGGAGCTGAAGCACCAACATACAGCTCAACGGCTGCAGCAGGGTTCAGGTAGTCAGCACCCATAGCCAAGCGACCAAGGATAACGTCACCCTGATAAATCACGGAGACATCACCACTGGTGACTTGTACTTGAGGACCGATTGCTTCTACGCAACCAGCAGCCTCACGCTGGAAGATAAGACCAGCAGACACTGCACCGAATTCGGAAGCAGTACCGTAGTCATTATTGATTCCAGTAGTAGCACCGGAAGCATCTTCCAAGGCAGGACCGATAAAGCTACCGGTGTTGCCAGGAGATGTTTGTCCTGTAGTACCGCCAAACTTGGTGCCGTACTTGCCCAAGAAAGGAATATTCATGCTCTTGTAGATCTTGATACCAGCAATCTCGATGATGCCGTTACCGCCCTGCAGAGCAGTGCCCTGAGAGTCGCGGTTTACAAGACCATTGGAACCAACAGCTTGGATCAATTCGTAGTATTGACGTGGATTTAGAACGGCTACTCTGCCGTCTCCACTAATACCCTTTTCGTCCATTGCAGCGGCTGCGTCATAGAAAGCAGCAACCAATGCGGAAGAAGAGAATGCATCAGATTCGTTAGTAGAAGCACCAACGCGAATCTGTGTACCGCCTGGCTCAACGAAGTTAGTTGCACTAACAGGAGAGGCAGAACGTGCACCACGTGCAATAGCACGGAAGATCAAACGGTCATACTTTTCTGCGAGGGCATAGCCGATCTTGCGGCTGATCTCCGAGCGCAGGTCGTAATGAGAAAGAGTCTCATCAAGGTCATAGACGAACGCTGAACTGATCAGCAGGTCGTCAACCGTGATGGTCTTCTCTGCCACTGGAGGCGCACCATCGGAGTTGCCGAGGATTGCGTTACCAGGGGTGTGATACTCAGCCGTTGTCCGACCGGTATAAATGAACTGCAATGACTTGCCGTTCTTAAGTGTACGCTTCATCACCATATCGCGTGCAATCGCGTTATGCTGGAAGCCTTTGAACATCTCGCCACTGAACAACTTCAGATAGAGTGCCCGCTTATCTCCAGAGAGATTTGATTGACCTACATTAACCAAATTGGTTGTTAGGTCTGTAGACTGATGTGCCATTATTTTAGAGAGTAAATGTATATTCGACTCTCAAAGATCTTTGAGTTATTTAATTGTATATGTGTGGTCTATCCCACCGTCTAGACGGCTAAGGGTATCCTCCGTAGAGGGCCAAAGCCAATACTGAAGGGAGGACTTGCACCTCCCAGTAAGCTTACTTCTTCAGTTGCTTGATGTACTTTTTGCCACGATACGTGAGAGTAACAGTCATTGTTAATTCCTCAAATACCTGACCCCCGTTCCATGGTCAGGTGGCATGCGTCCTAATGGATGAACGTAAGTACTTTACTTGTACTTATCATATTCTTTCTGCCGTGCATTTCGGCCTCTAACAATATCACCTACTTTTGATTTATTCTCTTCTCTGCCTAGATATCCACGAATAAAATCAATTGCAACATCTGATCTTGTTTTTTTCTTTTTGTTAGTCATAGTTAGTTATCCAATAGTAGGAGCAGTCAGTGCTACCTGTGTGGTAGACGCTGCTGCTAGATCAAGTGGGAAGTTATGTGCGTTACGCTCATGCATTACTTCCATTCCTAGTCCCGAACGGTTAAGTATGTCAGCCCAAGTAGGGATAACGTGGTTCCCG